GATATAATGGTTTAAACAATCTTTTATGGAACATAAATAAGATAATAGAAATGGTAATAACAACTATTTAGAGAAAATAAATGCCAACTACATACGACGAATTAGGTAATGTTATATCTAGCACCCCAGATAGTGTTGAAAATGCACCACCAGCATCACCAAAACCAGTACCAAACCTTTATACACCAAGGGGTACTGCGTCACAGTTCGATTCTGGAAAATACGATATAGCAAACTACACTTATCCTGAAGATTTATATAGTAGCACCGAAAAATATGGTGGTAATTATGCTATATTTTATATCAATGTCTCTGTAGATTCAAAACTTATCACTAAAGAAGGAGCAACAACTGTTTCTGATATGACTCCTCGTGATAGGGGTGATTTAATTGGTATGGGATTAACTGCAGGGCAATTAACAGTAGCAAATGCTGGAGCAGGAGCAATTGAAGGTGCTATCGGTGGCGGTCTTCTAACAGGGAATTTAAAAGGTGCAGCTGGTGGCGCTGCAATTGGTGGTGCGACAGGAGGAGCTACTGGCGCAATGGTTACTTATGGGCAGGAATTTATTGATAAAAACTCAACCCCGACTGCTTCGAGGGCTCAGAAAAGATTAAAAACTGCTATTGCATTACATATTCCAAATAATCTTTCTATTAATTATGGAGTTACGTGGAGTGAAGAAGATACTGGAATGTTAGCAATGGCAGCTGCAGCGACTCAACAGGGTGTAGAATTATTAAAAGCTGTTCAGGGCAAAGGTGATAATGCTGACGTAACAGGTACTGGCGCAGCAATTTTAACCAATATTGCGTTATCAAAAGGTCCACAAGGAGCAGCAAATTCTGTTGCTACTGGTTTAGCAGCAAATCCAAAGAAAGAACAAGTATTTAAAGGTGTTAACTTTAGAACATTTAGTTTTGACTATAAATTCTTTCCAAGAAATTCTAAAGAATCTCAAAACATATTAAACATTATTAAAGAATTTAAATATCATATGCATCCTGAGTTTAAAGATGCCAATAATTTCGTTTATATTTATCCATCAGAATTTGATATTTTTTATTATCAGAATGGTCAAGAGAATATGAACCTACATCGTCATACTTCTTGCGTATTGACTGATATGAATATCAATTATACACCAAATGGTATGTTTAATACATTTGATGATGGCATGCCAACTCAAATTGATATTACATTAAGTTTCCGTGAATTGGCTCTTCTTACTAAAGATAAAGTTAAGGATGGACTATAATGTATTTTAAAAAATTCCCAAAGTTTCTTTATGATTTTGATATAACTAAATCAGTAGGTTCAGGAACTCAAGCTACTGCTACTGCACATATCGCAGGTGGTGCTGTAACATCAGTAACTATAGATAATGCAGGTTCAGGTTATATATCTGCCATTATAACTTTTTCTGCTCCAGATGAAGGTGATGTGGCAGCCACTGCATTTGCTCTTATTGAAAGTGGATCTATTCAAGATATTATTGTTACACAAGCTGGCACTGGTTATAATACTACACCTACTGTTACGATATCATCTCCATATACAGCCCAATCTACTGAAACAAAAGCATTACTTCTTACTGATATAACCCGAAACATTCGTTTTCGTAGAGATATATTGGCAAACGTAACAGTATATGATTATTATGATATAGTTGATGGCGAAACTCCAGAGCAGATTGCTGAAAAAATATATGGGAACGCACAATATCATTGGGTTATTATGCTGGCCAATGACAAATATGATTATCTTAATGATTTTCCATTGACAACTTATGCTCTTGAACAATATATTATTGATAACTGGGGTGACACTGCAAATAATATACATCATTATGAAGATGCTAAAGGTAATACTGTACCATCAGATTATCCATCAGCAGTTCCAATAACAAATAGTGTTTATGAAAATGAAGTTAATGAATCAAAACGCAGAATAAAAATTATTTCAAAAGAACTATTATCTACAATTGTAAAGAACTTTAAAGACCAATTATAATGCAACCAGCAGAGCAAGTATTAAGATTTGCTGGCGATGTCAGCGTTGATTCCTGTAAAATAAAAACTACTGGTGGAGTAGAACAGGATATTGCAGCTCAAGTTGCAGCAATATCAATTTATGAAGATATATTTTCACCATTTATAACAGGCTCGCTCGTAGTTAAAGAATCTTTTGATTTAGTAAATATATTCCCATTTGTTGGTGAAGAAATGGTTGATCTTGAAATCAGCACACCAACATTAGATTCTACTAAGAATATTAAAGGATCATTTTATATTTACAAATTATCAGATCGTCAATTAATTGGTGATCGAAGTGTAGGATATATCTTACATTTTATTTCAATGGAAGCTATTATAGATCTTAATAAAAAAGTTAGTAAGGTTTATACTGGAAGCCCAGCGGATATTGTTAAAAGTTTATTAACAGATAATATTAATGGACTACAAACCAAAAAAGATATTTTTACTGAACCTACCACAAAAGATATTAAATTTATATCTAACTTCTGGTCTCCAGTAAAATGTATTAACTATGCTACATCATTTGCAGTAAATAAATCACAATCACCAAATTATGTATTTTTTGAAAATCGTTACGGGTTTTATTTTATTTCATTAGATTCATTATATGCTAATGGAGTATATCAACAATTTACCTACGATAAATTTACTAGACAAAGTTTGCCAGATGGTGGCGATGCAAAAAATGTACAAGAAGATTATAGACGCATAAATGAAATAAACATTCCAACTGGATTTGACTATATGGATAGGTTAAGAAGTGGAATGTTTTCTTCTAAATTAACATCATTTGATTTAAATTCAAAAATCTATAATGTAAAAAATTATGATGTTAATAAAAATTATTCAAAGTTTAATCATTTAAATCCTAACCCAATAATGGGTAATGGAGTAATTTTTAGATCAAATGCATTGCTTATAAATTATCCAAGAGATACTGGAGTGTTTAGTGGCTTCGGCGATGTTACTAATTATAAATTTTTACAAGAACGTATTTCATTAATGAAAATGGCAGAAGCCAATAAAATAGAAATTGTTGTTCCAGGAAGATGTGATTATACTGTAGGTCAAAAAGTATCTGTTACTTTAAACAAGATTGAACCTACAAGTGATACAGATGATGATACTGATATAGTTGATAAGATGTTCTCTGGGTTTTATATAATTGCTGCAATTAATCATTATGTCACAAGAGAACGACATGAATGTAATATGGAATTAATTAAAGATAGTTTACAGTTGACTATCAATGGGAAAAACTAATGTTTTATACAGGTATTGTTGAAAATAGATCGGATCCACTACAACTCGGTAGATGCCAAGTACGTATTGTAGGTTTACATACTCATGATAAAGTTCAGTTACCAACTGAACAATTACCGTGGTCAGTTCCAGTACAACCTATTAGTTCAGCTGCAATGAATGGTATTGGTTTTACTCCAGTTGGACCAGTTGAGGGCACTACTGTTATTATTATGTTTGCTGATGATTCTCAGCAACAACCAATTATGCTTGGTACTGTCGGTGGTATACCACAAACCCCACCAGCAATAAGTGATGATGATAGTCAAAATGCTATTAAAGAATACCGAACTAAAGATATTATATTAAGAACTACCCCTGGACCAACTACTGGAAAACAATTAACATTTTATGATCCAGAAACAGGTTCTAGTAGTTTAACATCAGCATTAAAAGCTAACATGAAAGTTGTTGGTTTTGGTCTACCAGAATCATGTTTTATTGTTACAGTTGACAGTGGTACTCAAATAACGATTAGTGAATCTGTAACAGGTTATGGTGAAAATATCATAACATTTAAAGATGCTCCATCTAATCTTTCTGCGGTTAACTCGAGTAAAGCATCTGAAGTATTAACTGATAGTAGCGGTAATCCAGTTTTAGATGGTTCAGGAAATCCAGTAAAAACACAAACTACTCCAGCAAATTCAACTACTCCAGCAACACCATCAGATACTAATACTAACAATTCAATTCCAACCATCCCACCACCAAAATCAACTAATAATCAATCAAAAGCATCAGATGGTATTAAAGCATTAATTGCAGCATGTGACGCAGTTGGCTTAACTACTAAAGAACAGAAATGTTCGCTACTTGGTATTGCAGGTGGTGAAACTACATGGATTCCGCAAAAAGAAAGTTATAATTATACCGAGAGTCGTTTAAAACAAATTTATTCTTTTGCAACTGATGCTGATGTTGCTCAATATGCTAATGCTCAGAAAAACGGGTTGACAAGAGAGCAATTCTTTTCATGGGCATATGGACCAACAAAACGTGGTAAAGGTTTCCTTGGTAATTTGACTGATGACGATGGTGGTAAATACTATGGTCGTGGATTTATTCAATTAACTGGACGTGGTAATTATAAACGCTACAATGATCTTGCTAAAGCTGCAGGATTAAATATTGATATTTTAAATAATCCAGATTCGCTTGATAATGATATTAATGTTTCAGCAATGGTCGCTGCGCTTTATATTAAAGATAGAGTTGCAAAAGGAACTGGATCAGCAGATCATCCTGGATATTTTTACGCAGCTAAAAAATCTGTTGGCGTAAATTCCCCAGATATTGCTTCTAGAAAATTATCTTATTATGAATATTTTTATGGTGCGCAGGCTACTGGTTCAGTAGATAAAGATGCTGGTGCACCAGCAGCAGTTCCACCAGCAGATGGAAGTTCACCGACTCCTGGACCATCTCAAGAAAGCATTAAGCGTGGAACTGATAATACAGGATTTAGAGATCCAAATGGAAAATATCCATTAAAAGATTATATTAATGAGGTAGATACTAATCGTCTTGCTCGTGGTATTATTGATGGAACTATTATTACTAGAAAAGACGCTAATCGTAGATTAGGTGTTCAATTAGCAAATGGTATGGGTTCATGGGATCAGCCACTATCTGCGTATGGCGCAAAATATCCATTTAACAAAGTAATGGAAACTGAATCTGGTCATATTCAAGAGTTTGATGATACTCCAGGACAAGAGCGCATTCATACCTATCACAGAGCAGGAACATATACCGAAATAGATCCAAATGGTTCACAGACCAATTATATTATTGGTGAGAATTTTACCATAATGGAACGTAATGGTTTTATTCATGTTGGTGGTGATTGTAATTTAACTGTTGAAGGTAATGCTAATATTTACGCAAAGACAGATGCTAATATTCAAGTAGAACAAAATGCTACTGTCGCAGTTGGCAATAACCTACAAATTGGTGTTGCAAATAATTTAGATATTGCTGTTGGTGGTAATATTAAAATGAAAGCAGTAGGAACTTTAGATATTGCAGCTAGTAATATAACAACTAAGTCAACAAATAATTTATTATTCCAAGCTGGCCAAGGTGCAAGTATTAAATCAAATGCTCTTCAATTACAATCATTAGGGGATATGAATATTCTTGCTGGTGGTACTAT